CAGATTTTGAGAAACGTGAACTGGATGAAGCCTGTATCAATGCTTGCTTCATCGACACAGTCTACGACACGGCCGGGCGTGCAATTGCACTTGGTCCGGCACGTAGACCGGTCTAGTGGGGCCCCGTCGAGCGTAACGGTGTCGATGTCCAACCAAATCCATTCACTCCGGAGATGGTTGCGGCAGTTGGGATCGACATCACGGTCGGTGTGGGTAATCGTCGACTTCCTAACCGGAAGTACGTCGAGTTCGCGGGGCTTCGTCGAGCGGACGTGGAATATGAAGTACACAACAATTCCTATGTCAATTCGCTCCGAGCGCTGCTTGAACGTGTATTTTACATCAAACGGACTGGCCAGGGGGGGGCCACCGTTTTTGAACCTCCCCCCCAACCGAATCGGAACTTCTTCAACTCGAGCCTTCAGGATTTCAAAGTGAAGCTCCTTCAAAATCTCGCCCCGGATATCGTGCGGATGAGTCTCAGACAATTTGTTGAGACAAGCCCGACGCATAAACGCAAGGCTTATGAAGCAGCGTACACAACGTATCTCCGTGAAGGACTGAACAAGTCCGCCGCTTGGGTCATCTCCTTTGTGAAAGCCGATAAAGTCAAGAAAGACAGTGTGCCACGCCTAATTCAACCGCGTGGGATCTTGTTTAATCTTGTTTTCGGCACGTTCATACGTCCCGCAGAGAAAGCGATCTACCGCGCGATTGACCTTGTCTATGGTCGACCGACGGTGGTTTCGGGGCAGAACGCACATGAGATAGCTGACATGCTGAGATCTGCTTGGGATGAATTGGTCGATCCCGTTGCACTCACACTTGATTTGAGTCGCATGGACCAACACATCTCCAAGGTAGCGCTGGAGTGGGAACACTCCTTCTACAAGTGGATCTATCGCAAGTCACCATACCTTGCACTTCTTGTCTGGTGCCTCGCCCGTACTGTCTACAACATTGGGCGTATCTTCACGTATGATAAAATAGGCAGACCAGTTAAGATAGTCTACAACTCCATTGGGGGGCGTAAGAGTGGCGACATGAACACATCATTGGGCAACAAACTAATCATGTGTGCACTTATTTATGGCTACTTTTGCACCTACCTTGGCTTCCGACCACGGGTCGATTTCAACTTAGTCGACAACGGCGATGATTGTGTTCTCATGCTCACACGCAAAGCGTACAATGAGTACAAGAGACGTACTACATCGACAATTTACGTCGTTAACCCATCCACACCTGGTGTTTACCAACGTGCGACGACCAACAGAGCTGGTCTGGTGCGCAACCCCGGGACTGGAACCACCAACGTTTGGGCACAACCTGTGGCCCTTTACGACATCACGTCTTGGTTCCTTAAGATGGGTTTCACCCTCAAATTGGAGAGTGATACTGACAAGTTTGAGCACATCGATTTCTGTCAAAC